AAAAATCGATGCAAGGGAGGCAAAATGAACGATAATGAGCAAGTGACAAACACTAGAAATTCTCGTGATTCCGAGACACACGATAAACAATCTCGCAGACAACCATGGAGGCCAGTAAGAAAACTTGAGACTCCTGCACCACCTGAAGGCTATGAGTATCGTTGGATACGAGAGTCTATGTTGGGACAAGAGGATAGAGCTAATGTAAGTAGAAGACTTAGAGAAGGTTGGGAACTCGTAAGAGGTACTGACTTACCTTCTGAGTACGACTACCCAACAGCTGATTCAGGCAGACATGCTGGTTTAGTTTATACAGACGGACTACTCTTAGCAAAAATACCAATAGAAACCAAGCAAGAAAGAAATGCTTATTATGAGCAACAGACATCTGCGAAAAGTGCGGCACTTGATAACACTATGTTTAACGAGTCAGCAAAAGATGGTCGCTATGTTAAGTACGATTCTAAGAGAAAATCCGAAGTTACTTTTGGGAAAAAGTAAACATTATTTGAATTAAGGATTATTATGGCAAATAAAAACGCACCTTTCGGAGCAAAGCCAGTTCGAATGATGGGTGGAGCACCTTATAGTGGTGGCCAGTCTAGGTACAGAATAGCTAGTGGAGCCACAACTCCAATATTCCAAGGCGACTTGGTGACGCAGCTAACAGCTGGCGTAATTGGCAGGCATGCCGCAACAGGCACAGTGCCGATAGTTGGAGTATTTAATGGCTGTTCATTTACAGACCCAACAACAGGAGAACAGGTTTTCAGTAACCATTATTCGGGCAGTATTGCTGCATCGGATATAATCGCCTCTGTAATAGATGACCCTAATGTCGTATTTGAATACCAAGCAGATGCCGCTTTTCCAGTGGCAGACCTATTTGGTAATTTTGACATTGTGGATTCATCTCCTGTAGGGGATACAAAGTCGGGCATATCATCCGCACAATTAGATGTTGGTACAGGAGCTACTACAGCTACTTTACCACTTAAGTGCATCGATATTAGCCAAGACCCTGATAATGACGATGTTGCATCGTCCAACACTAATGTACTATGCGTGATTCAAAATCATATCATGGGGCAAAAAGGAGCTGGATTAGCTTAAGGATATATAATTATGGCAATTTCAAGAGCACAATTAGCGAAAGAACTTGAGCCGGGCTTAAATTCTCTCTTTGGTATGAATTATGATGAGTACGATAGAGAATACGAAGATATTTTTGTAATCGAAGATTCAAACAGAGCTTTCGAAGAAGAAGTATTAATCGTTGGATTTGGTTCAGCACCAGTAAAATCAGAAGGTCAAGGTGTTAGCTTTGACAACGCATCAGAGAGTTTCAGTTCTCGTTATACACATGAGACTGTTTCACTTGCGTTTGCGTTAACCGAGGAGGCCATAGAGGACAACCTTTATGACAGTCTAGGGAAGAGATATGTTAAAGCATTAGCAAAATCTATGGCTAATACTAAGGAAGTTAAGGGAGCAGATGTTTTAAACAATGCGTTCTCATCATCTTTCCTTGGTGGCGATGGCAAATCTCTAATCGCATCTGACCATCCACTAGCAGGTGGTGGCTCAGCGGCTAACAGAGCAAGCACAATGGCTGACTTAAACGAGGCATCACTAGAGGATGCTTTTATTGATATTTCAACCTTTACTGATGACAGAGGTTTAATTATATCTGTACAACCTGACAAACTTGTGGTTCCACCACAGTTAGTCTTCGTTGCTGATAGAATTTTACAATCAGATTTAAGGTCAGGAACAGCAGACAATGATGTCAACGCAATCAAAAACACTGGTGTTTTACCGGGTGGTTATGTTGTCAATCATTATCTAAATGACCCTGATGCTTTCTTCATTCTGACCTCAGTGAATGAAATGGGTGATGGACTTAAGATGTTTCAAAGGTCACCTATGGAAACTTCAATGGAACCTGATTTCTCAACTGGAAATATTAGATACAAAGCAAGAGAGAGATACTCTTTTGGTTTCTCCGATTGGAGAGGTGTCTACGGTTCACAAGGAGCTTAATCGAAGTAGTAATACACTTTGTTACTCAGTATTACAAAAAGGACCCTAAACAGGGTCCTTTTTTTTATCTTTATAAAGTGATTCTAAATTTACTTTCGTCAACAGCAGAGAGGCTAACAAAAACTTTGACAAGTTTGTCTTGTTCGTATTCTCTGAAATCAGAAATAATTTTTTTTGCGGTTTTTTTAGTTAAAGCAACACGGACACTAAAAGCATAAGGATAATATTTATCATTCTTTAGACTTTCTTCATCATGCCCACCAAGTTGTGTAGATAAAGTAATATCTCTACATTTTCGTGATTTTATAATTTGATTTAATTCATCAGGGGTGACATAAATATAATCATAAGTCACAGTTTGTAATTCCTCAGGATTATCTCCATAGCCCTTTGGCTCTTGCCTCTCGGCTACAGCATCTTCGATTTTTTTTTGTAAATATTTTTTCATTTTAGTTTCCTTAGTAGACTTTATTGTCTACATGTACATAATACTAAAACTTGCAAAACTTTGCAAAGTTTTGTACTATATAGATGTAAGGTAATGATACTTTACTAAGGAGAAAAAATGATAACTGTTTACCATGCAAAAAAATTTGCTGATAACGAAAGTGGTTATAGAGCTGTTGCAAAAGTTAACACAGATGACTACATGGAGGCTTTTGCCTTGACACAAAATGTTGATGGGTCTTGGTCACAAGGACCTGAACTAACAGGGGATGGTCAGGTAGAAGATAATCCTGATTATTCAGACGATGTTGAGGTGTTAGTTGAGTTACCAAGTGCAAACGATGAAGAGTACGGTTTGAGGTCAACTTCTAGTGGCGATGTCTTGTCTGATGGCAAAAATTATTGGTTCTTAGTACCAGCTGGAAAAAGAGGTAAGTATTATGTCACTCACGGAGACACCGTCAAAATTAACAACTTTGATATTGACGGTTTTGTTTATGATGAAACTGGCTGGAGCTTAAGAGAAGACATCTGAGGTTTAATTAGGCAAAAATGATGAAGAAAAAGAAACTAAAATACAATCCTGAACTTTTAGAAAGTGTACAAGTCAGAGGCAACCACACAAAATTTATACATCACCCCTTGCTAGTCGAAATGGTGACGGATTCAATGTTAGAGGGCGGAGCTGATATGGACTGGTTTATAGAAAACACAAATGCACGATTCGAGTATGCAAAAGAGAGGTTGGCCAAAGCTATAGCTGAAAAAGATATTGAAAGATTTGTGTTTGTACACGAAAGAGCTTATAGAGTTGATGCTTTATTCTACTTAGCACACATTTGGGGTGACGGGTCTATGGAAACAGCTTTGGCACCTGATTTTTGTGAGGACTATAATCTAAGTATAGAACAACCAAGTTCTGAAAGGTGGTGGGAGTTAGTTGGTCATGTTTGGCTTGACCAAGAGTTTACAACAATACACAATCGACAGTGGAAAGCTATTTTCGGTATATGCCCTGACGAGCCTCAACTAATGATGACGGCTGATGAAAGAAAATATTATGATAAGCTACCCAACAAAATCAAAATCTACAGAGGTGGTTTTTGTGATAAAGGATTTGCTTGGACATTAAGTAAAGAGAAGGCAGAATGGTTTGCTAACAGATGGAACGCAAGTTATGAGGTTTTTGAAAAAACAATAAACAAAGATGAGGCAATGTCTTACTTCAACAGAAGAGGCGAGGATGAAATCCTGTACCTCGGTGCACAAGCTCATAGATAAATTTTAGCTTAATAACAAAACCCCTTAGCTGGGGTTTTTTTGTGTTTGCACATAACGATACGGAGTAGTATTATTGAATCTGTAGTATAAATGTTACAGGCACGGTGTCTGTAATGGTCAACAAAAGGAGGCTGTTTATGTCTACACATTTTACATCAGGAGTTACTAATGTTAGCTCCTCAGGTTCAGGTGGTTTATTAAAACAACCTAGCCGACATAAGTATCACGAATACTTCGATGACTTCAACATTTACAATGCTGGAGATTTTACTATTACAACCACAGAAGATGGCTCAGGCAGTGCGGCTGAGGCATTGATTGATGGTGATGGTGGCTTGTTGCAAATAACAAATGCCGCTGGCGATAACGACCATGACTTTTTTCAACTGAAAAAAGAGGGTTTTAAATACGAGGCTGGTAAACAAATCGCTTTCTATTTTAGATTCAAAGCAAACGATGCCACACAATCTGACATAGTAGCTGGTTTACAACTTACAGATACCACACCGTTAGATGTAACCGATGGTATTTTCTTTCTGAAAGCTGACGGAGCTGCAACCATAGATTTTGTTGTGGAAAAAGATAGCTCACAGTCAACACTAACCTTACCAAACTCTTTGGCAGACGATACTTTTATGACAGTTGGATTTGTTTACAATCCAAAAGACCAAAAGTTTAGAGTTTACCAAGATAATGTTGAGGCAGGTACAGTAGTTAATACAAATGCACCTGACGATGAAGAGTTGAATGTATCTTTCGGTATTCAAAATGGAGCCGCAGCGGCTAAGGTATTAACCGTTGATTACATCCATGCTTTGAAAGAAAGAACAGCAAACTCAGAGTTATAGGAGTAAATTATGGCAGATGCAGTAGCCTCACAAACTATACAAGACGGAGAACGAAAAGCTATTTTGCGGTTCACTAATGTCTCTGATGGCACAGGTGAATCTGCCGTAAAAAAAGTAGATGTTTCTGCCCTAGCATCAAACAGTGCAGGGCAGGCATGTACCTCTGTAAGTGTAGAAAGAATTTACTGGGCAACTGTTGGCATGAGTGTCAAACTAGAGTTTGATGCTACCTCGAATGTTTTACTAATACATTTACCAGCAGATAGCACAGGTGACGAATACTTTGATTTATTTAGTGGGATTCCTAATAACGCAGGTAGTGGTGTGACAGGGGACATTGATTTTACAACTGTCGATCACTCAAATGGCGATGCCTACAACATCATTTTAGTTCTTAATAAAAACTATTAATGAATGGCACGAAAGGCGAGTAAAAACCCACCAAGAACTAAAAAGTATTTTAGGTCCACAAAAAGTGGAGCTGGGATGACAAAAGCGGGTGTAGCCCGTTATCGTAGAGAAAATCCCGGCAGTAAACTAAAGACAGCAGTAACTAAGAAAAAAAATCTTACTGCTAAAGAAAAGGCAAGAAGAAAATCTTTTTGTGCTCGGTCTGCGGGACAGATGAAAAAGTTCCCGAAAGCGGCTAAAAACCCGAACTCAAGACTGAGACAAGCAAGAAGAAGATGGAGGTGTTAAAAAATTATGGCAGAGAAAAGTAAAGTTCCAAGTAACGTAGCAAACCCAAGTTTGTATCGAAAAGCAAAAGCCAAAGCCAAACGTAAGTTCGATGTTTTTCCAAGTGCTTATTCCAGCGGCTACCTTGTTCAAGAGTACAAACGTATGGGCGGTAAGTACAAAGGTGCAAAAAAAGCACAGGGCGGTGAAGTCAAAGGCCTAAAACCTATACCAAGTGGTAACAAGGGTTTACCTAAGTTACCTAAAAAGGTAAGAAACAGGATGGGTTTTATGAAGAATGGCGG